GGGGTCGTCACCGTTGGCGTCCATCGAATATCCTTGCGAAAGTCACAAGGTGTTGTACTGGCGGAGGGTTTCGAAAATCCCGAATATGGCGAATTTATAGAAACGTTTAAGCCGGATAAAAAATTAATAAAAGAGAGCATTCAACATGGAATTGAGGTTCAAGGAGCCGTCCTTGAAGACAGAAATCATGTACAAATTAGATGAAGCCCCATACACCTGTCATTGCGGGCACCGGGGGCCTATGCGTGAAATTATGGAAAACAATTGGAATTGTCCGTGTTGTGGTTGGGCACGGTGGGAACTTGATAAAAACACAATCATAGTAAAGTAAAGGAATGAATCATGCCGAAAGTCAGCGATTTAAAACAAAGTAAGTATCTCACAAAAGAGGATTGTACCCCGGCTATTTTAGTCATAATTGGAGGGTACGAACAGGTCAATGTTGCCATGGAAAATCAAGCCCCGGATATGAAATGGGCCTTAACATTCCATGACGGAGTCAAGCCACTGGTCTTGAATCAAACAAACGGTCAGGTGATCTCAGTGATCACTGGCAGTGATGATTTTGATGATTGGATCGGTCACAAAATCGTTCTGTATAACGATCCCACTATCATGTTCGGCGGGAAAATGACGGGCGGTATCCGGGTACGAACCCCCAAAGGACAGGCCGCACCGCCCCCCGAAGATGATTGTCCCTTTTAGGCTTTTTCATCACCCGCGACGGGTCGGTACTACCTTGTTGGCTACCGGCCCGTTGTATTCATTTTTTAGAAAGGATTCTCATGTTGGTTTTAACGCGGCAATTGGATGAAACAATTTGTATCGGGGATAAAATCCGGGTGACAGTTATGCGGATTCGACCGCATAAAGTCCGATTAGCGATTGAGGCTCCGCGTGAAATTCCCGTTCATCGTGAAGAAGTATACAATATTATCAAGCACGAAAGGGGCGAAAAATGATTGTTGGAATTGATCCCGGCGGCAACGGTGCCGCAACGTTTATTGACATGCAGGGGCAAATCATTGATACAATTGAATATGCCAAACACACTCCGCATGAAATGGTTGATGCGTTTCAGGAATATTTGCCGTCGGTCAAAAAAGCTTATATCGAACGGATCGCTTCACGTCCCGGACAGGGGGCTAAATCAATCTTTTCGTTTGGGGTGAATTACGGGTTTTGGCTGGGATTGTTAACCTGTCTGAAAATCTCTTACGAACTTGTAACTCCCGGAACATGGCAACGATCCATGCGTTGTTTAAGCCGGGGAAATAAGAACGTCACCAAAGCAAAAGCACAACAATTATTTCCCAATGAGAAGGTAACACACGCAAAGGCCGATTCGATTTTAATTGCAGAATATGGCAGACGGGTTACGCGGGGTTTATGATGGCAGATTTATTGACTATTTTCAATACGGCACGCGGCCTATTTCCCGGTACAAAACGCGGGCTTAAAACCGAATTTTCAGATTTCAAAAAGAAGCATAAAGATTGGGCCGATTGTGTCGAACTATTGGAACCGGCAATTTTGCGGGAAATGAATTACAAACGAATGCTAAGATCACAAAAAGTATTTTGTCCTGAGTGGCCGCATTTTAGAACGTGGTTAAATCAGCGTCGATGGGAACAAGAATTTCCCCAAATAAAAAAAGAAAAGACAGCGGCGGGGCGGCGGTGCCCGCAATGCGAACGCTATTTAGATTCTACCGGGCGTTGTTTCTGTGGCTATTCATCTGAAAGGGAATTTTAATGTTACAAGGAAACGCGACGATGATTGTTGAACAGGAAGAAATTCTTCAAGCCTTAAATCTTTATTATCATGTTGCTGTTAGGGATCATAATGTTGATGCGTATGCACATGTTATTGAAATAAAACAGCGACGGTATGACAAGCGGTTTGAATTAAAATTACAAGGGAAAAAGATTGACAAAAAAACCTAAATATCACTGTCACTATCACCCGGATCGCGGTGCCTTTGTTGATGTGGGGCAATCTAACGAGCCTTTTTATATTTGTTTAGAGTGTTACCAGAAAAATGATCGTGTTCAATGGGACAAAGATAAAATCGAGAAATTAGAAATCAAAACTTTTAATGAAAGGAAAAACCATGTTGTATGAAGTTGCAATTTTAGAAGTACCAACACGCGAACAAGAAAAAGCCGGGCAAGCTGAAAAATTGATTTTTGGCCCGGCCCCGGTTGTGGCGTCCGATGATCGGAATGCCTCAATTTCTGTTGTGATCGACAATGCGGACAAATTCGCCAACGTGGCCAAAGATCGAATGAAGGTACTCATTCGCCCTTTTGTGTGTTAGACGAACCACCGGTAAAGGCTGTTGACCGTCCCCGGCCGGTTTATCATCAAGGTATCTTTCGCGGGACGGCAATCAACGAAACGGCCGAACCGTGGTCGTCTACGGCAGGAAGTACCGTTTGTTATTCGGCAACTGATTTAGGAGTTTAAAAATGAACTGGTCAGAAATATGGTCATGGATTGAAAAGAACCGATTTACCGTGATTGCCCCGGTGATCGGCACAGTGATTTGGTTGGTGGCTGTGGGGTGTACCCCGGTCACGGAAAGCCCGTTTGTACCGGGAAAAGAAGTAACGGCAACCCAATTAGAACAAGATTACCTGATATGGCAAAAAGAGAATGAAATTGTCATGCAGAAATTTGAAAACGCCGGGAAAGATTTGGAACAACAAAAAGCCAATCAAGCGGCTTACATCGGCGTGATTACCACGTTGGCGTCTGGTGGTGTTGCGGATTGGCCCGGCTTGATCCAATTGCTGTTAGGCTCCGGACTGGTGGGCCTGATTGGCGATAATATTCGTAAAAATGGTGTCATTGGCGGCCTGAAACGAAACGCCTGATAAAAGATAAGGGGGCCAGTGTTTCGGCCCCCTTACCCCAAAACAGTAACAAGCGCGAGCATTACCCAGTCTTTGTTTTTTCGTAAGAGAGTGTGAAGTGACTTAATCGGGCCTGTGATCGCGGTGTTTCACCATTTCGATAACTTTTCAGACTGATTCCTTTTTTGTTCAAACGATAGACAACTTGATGAAGTGTTAAACGTGATTTCTCCATGATCACACGCAACGAAAATCCTTCTTCGGCCAGACTGGTACAAATTTTGTTGTGTTCGTCCCGCCAGCTAATACGCCGATGTTCATTCAATCCGTTCATCGGTTTTACATCTGCTTTCTTCTTCATTGCTTTGTACTCCTAAACAAAAATTTCATTACAAAATTTCAGGCATTCCAAAGGCAATCGGAAACTTAATTTGCAACGTCAAAATAACACCATCGGGAACCAATTCGGGTACCCCTTGCACGCCGAGAACTTTGGGGATTTGTGAAGGCTGGTTTTTAGTTGACCGCTTTTTGCGGGGTGACTTATCCGATGCTGGCTTGCCTTGTCTTTTTCGCTCTAAAGAGTTGTGTTGATATTTTCGTTTTCGCAAAAGGGCCTCAACCATTTCAGCCGGGGGATTTTCTGCAATCGTGAAATACTTTAAAATTTGATCTTTGTGAACTTTGATACCATGACTTTTCCTTGCATGGCCGATTGCCCCCATAAAATCCAATGCGAGCTTTTTGCACTTCTTACATTCATAAAAAACAAAATCCTTCAAATCAGGTTTCTTTGATTTTCTCATTGTTCCCCTTTCTTCTTAATATCAATTTCTCTTTGATCCGGACACCCGGAATTTACCCAATCATCGATCTCTTGTTTATCCCAACGTTTCCAATGGCCAAAACTTTTTGAAGCTGGCATTTTTTGAATTGATTCCCAACGCCAAACCGTTCGAACACCGATCCCCAACAAGGTACTTACTTCTTCAACTGTCAAGGTGCTTTCAATAAATCTTTCGCGTACACTCTTACTCTTTCGCATTAAACTATCTCCTTACTTTAAAAAATACAACCCTTTTCTTGCCAATTCTTGCCAATCGTTAAGATTATTTGAAAATTGGCTTATTCAATTTATCTCCTTAAACAAGTTACAATCCGTTCTATTGCGTTGTAATATCGGCCGGTAACAGGTGGGGATCGAAGTTGATCGTCCAATACAGGCGATTCTAAGGGCCTTCTCGGACGTATTAAGGGAATATCTCAAGTGCCTACCGTAACCACTGCCTAAATATACAACAATTCGCAACGATTGGCAAGATAAAATTGCAATAAAAGCAAATTTAATGCAAAAAAGAAGGGTAAAGAAGTACAAAGTCGTCTTCTTTACCCTGGTCAACTAAGGATACAAAGCGCATCGATGCGTTGCTTAGCCACCGCTATACGTCGCGTGACTATGCCGTTGCTGTGCAATACGTCGCTATTCCGGCACATTGCGTTACACTGCATTGCCGTTGCTGTACTGTGCCTCGCGTGGCTTTGCGATGCCATAGCCATGCTACGACATGAATCGCATTGCCGTCACTTTGCGGTACCCAGCTATGAGATACATCGCGTTACTTTGCTTTTGCTATGATATACATTGTACCGTTCTGCCATCGCGACGAAATGCACCGCTCTGCTTTCGCCAACTAAGCTATGCTTTGCTTTTGCGTTGCTCTACATTACAGCACCTTATCGATGCACCGCCCTGCAACGCCTCGGCTTAGCGGCACATTGCAATGCAATTGCTCTGCTCCACATTACCCCGCATTGCTATTGCCGGACATTGCTTTACATTTCCATCGCTTCACATTGCTACACCACGGCTATTATTAAACTGAACATTGCCTCGCATTGCTACACCATCGCCTTGATCTGCAATTCATTGCCCTTGCTCTGAACCGGGTTGCATCACTGTGCTTTTGCGTGGCCTTGCTATACTATGCCTTTGCCCTGTTCTGCTTCGCTCTGCCGCTACTATGCACCGGCACGCGTTGCCACTGCTCCGGTTTGCCATGCAAAGCCATTGCCCTACAATGCCTTGTTATACTATACATCACATTGCCGCGGCTCTGCTCCGAATTGCACTGCTTTGCCTCGGCGAAGCCCTGCACCGCATTGCTTTTGCTATACATAGCTCCGCTAAACTTTCGCTATACAATGCCCCGCACAGCCCGGGGCGGCAATTCCGTTACGATGCCTTACTATACATCACATTGCCACTGCTGTGCTCGGCGCCGCAAAGCACCTCATTGCTTTTGCCATGCTCCGCTTCACTGTGCCTTTGCACCGGACTACCCAGCAATGCCATTGCATACCGATGCTGTACTATACCTTCGCGTCGCATAACTTAACTGTGCTTTGCTTTTGCTATGGTTCGTTCCGCAATGCACTACTTTTGCAATGTTTGGCAATACTACGCAAAACTGTGCCATTTGCATTTAAAAAAGCTGGGGCGGCGGGCAGAAGTGAAATGAGATAGTGACAAAGGTTCACTATCACATCTTTGTAGAAGGAGTTGCCCGTGTGCCGCCCCATTGGTAGGCTTATTAAATTGTCAAGGCATCGCTATGCAATGCTGTGCCGTTGCTTCACTAAGCATTACTGAGCCACTGCCTTACATCGCAACACAAAGCTATGCCATTGCCACGCCACAAAATGCTAAGCTTTCGCCATACAATGCCATGTTCCGCTTGACATTGCTTTGCCATCGCAACGCCTTGCACCGCTTTGCCACTGCACTACATTACACCACTATGCCACGGCTTTGCTTCGCACTGCTACGCATCAGCTTTTCTTTGTATGGCAATGGACCACTAAGCCATTGCGTTGCACCGCCATACCATTGCCAAGCTCTGGCTTGCAATGCCGCTACATTTCTATTAAAATCTTATGCTATGTATCGCTATGCGGCGCCTCGCGTCGCTAAGCACAACCGTGCCACTGCTGTGCTTAGGAAAGCTGTGCCTTTGCAAAACAGGGCAGAACTATACCGTGCCATCGCCCCGCAATGCTGTGCCATTGCTACACTTTTTTCTTTTTGGTTTTTTTTGTTTCAGTGGATTGGTCTAATCTCTCATATTCAAATCGACCGGCCCCACTGTTTCGCCACTGGCCCAGCCCCCGCAAGGCTCCATAGTCTAACCATTCAATGACTAAAGGCTCTAACTTTGGATCAAGACAGGTTATGTCCACGTCCAGATAAGAACCGGCCGGAACCGTTTCACTGCGGGCCAGTGCGATCCGTTCCCCCTGTGCCGTTTGGGCACGTAAGGGCCGTTCAACAAATGACGTTTCCCCTGTGTGATGAATATAAATTTTCCGGGGGCCGGGAAAAACCAAACCATCAATCACTTTTTTGTACGATGTTAATTTGCTCGAACGGGTATCAGGAACCCGCCGCAACATGCCGCACGCATCTTTGAAAAAACCTTTAATCTGATAATCCCAAAGGTGGATGCCTTTTTCGTCCCGGCTGAAAATAGTGGAAGCATTTTCAAGTTGTTCTTCCATTTTTTCAAGCTCCTCCATTTCATCGGCCACTGGTTCGCCGGTAGGGTGCTTCCCGGCGATATAGGTTTTGGCCACTTCTTTTTGACCGGCTAAAGTCCCTAAAAGAAACTCGGTCAAGATTAGTCTAACTTTCATACGATCCCTTTCTTTCTAATGATTAATGTTTTTGTTTTTTTTCAATTAAATGCAGATGATAAAAGGCGTCAAGATTTACAAATATTTCAAAGTTGCCGATTGTATATCCGGACATGGCAAGCAAAAGAAGAATTTCAATAATTTTATCGTCCTTAATCGGATATTCAACTTGATCACCAATACAAAACTGGCACGTATAAATTATTGTTTTTGTGTGCAAGTCCCCCAGTAAATAAGAAAACGACGGTTTGCCGCATTTCTTACAGACACACGGTGCCAATGAGAAAACACGATCCCCTCTGAAAACTATTTCATCAATGATGGTTTCAAGGTCTGTAAAACTTTTTTGTGTCTCTGCTAATTGGGGGATATGTTTACCCACCTGTGGGATAATATAACCACATCGACACCGCATACAAACACATTTTAAATCAAAGTCGGTTTCTGTTTTAACCACGCGAATAAAAACAAAACCGGGCTCATTACAGATTTTACACCGGAACCGATTAGAGATTACAGGAAGCATAATTACTTTCTAATTTAAATTGGGATTATTTATTTTGTCTGTTTCATCTTTAATTGGAATGATTTTTATATTACAAAGGGACGGATAATCCAAACGAATCATTTCCGAAGTCGGTGACGGGAATTTTTTGTCACGACTCCCTTGTTCGGACATGGCCACGCAAAGAGCCGATAATTGAACGGCAATAGTCGCATCTGTGTTTTTTTTAAATGAAAAATTTTCCTCTTTTCCTATTTCCTCTGCCTTTTTTACCAATAACGCAAATAAGTGCATTGCTTTGGCGTCTAACAAGTCAAATACAGGACGTAGATAATGGGCTCCTTCTCTTAAATCCGAAGCGGATAGCTCGCTCGGATTTTCATATTTCAAAACAAATTCTTTGTAAGTCAATGGGTACTCTCCTTAGTAGGTTGAAATTTACAAAACGGCCGCCATCGTTTCCGTTTGAGATAGCGGACGATTTCTTGATGCCCTTTTTGGGCTTCTTCCCATGTTGCATAGCGATTGGTCAATTCATCATTTCCGGCATTATCGAAAACCATTGTTTCAAATAAAATCGGAACTTCTTCACTGAAAAGATTATGATCGATTCCCAAAAAGACCGTCGATACAAATTTCGGGAAAAACCATATCCAAACGGTTTCCTGTTTGACAATCCGCAAACTATGTTCGTAGTTTTTCTCAAACCAGTTTGCCCATTCAAAAAAGTCGGGCTTTTCAATGATTTCGTGATCGTCCGTCAAAATATAGTATTTCATACCATTTCTTTCGGGGGCTTAGGGATCGGTTTGCGTTGCGGACGCCAGAGATGTAAGGTATCATTATGAACACTGATATTTTTATCAATCGGGGGATGCAATTGCATGACCCATTCGTCGGGGTGAAAAAAGATTTCCCGGACAATACACATATCATCCCATAGCGGCAAGATAGTCACAATTTTTTCTTCCCCGTCAACAATGACGGTTCTTTGAGTGTGCAACGAGACATGATCCCAGCCCATGCCCCATGAAGCAACTATGCAATACATACGATCCGTGATGATAAACGATAAGTAAAATCCGTCTTCCCCTTCATTGTAAACGTGAAAAGGGTATCGTTTATCAGTCAAGACCTGTTTAATTTTTTCGAGTCGCCTCATTTTTTCCCTGAAATGTTCCAAATATCGTCTTTTGTTCCGTACAATCCGTCCGGCCCGGCCGACAACAAAATAAATGAATCTTTGTTATAGGGAGTGCCCTCTAAAACCCCGCCTTGATCCGTAGGAGCCGGGGACGGGGCCAATAATGCCTCTACCCATAGTCGGGGGTTACTTTGTGATCCGGACGCTGTATAAGCCGCGTAGAAGGGGTGCTTCTTTGGTTCATCGTTTAACTGTCCGTATTGCATTAAGGGGGCATTATCCGTAAAATTGAAAATCGACTGGCTGGCGGGGGCGGCCGTCGTCAATGCCTTGAAACGATCATTCGCCTTGTAATACAAAATAGGTGATCCGATGCGAACTGAATTCCCGGCCGGTAAGCGGATTGATTTCCGTTTGAAATGATCGGTTAACAAATAACAAGGTTTGTAAGCCGAATTGATATTGCCTTGATCATCGCAATTGCCCGGATAGGGTGAATCCGGATTTGCATCGGCCCAAAGTTGGCCAAATTGAAACGCCTGTAATTTTGTAATTTCGGCATAAGGCTCAATTCGTCCCTTTGTTGTGGTGCTGTAAATATCCGGGTCGTTTTGATCTTTCCATGGATTCCATGAACTCTTAGGATCGAATCCATGTAGATCGCGTCCTAATAAGGCCTCGCATAACTTTTGAGCCCCGACAACCGATCCGCTGGCGGTGATTTCTAAATTCGAATCGGGATAATCAAAATCGTGATCATTAGCCCAGCCTTCTAAGCCCATTTCAATATTGCGGAATTGTGCCCGCTGGGCCAGTGATCGGGCGTGTTCCTTGATTTTGTTAAGAGCCGGGGCCAACGCCGATACCAATAAGGCAATGACTGACAAGACAACAATTAACTCGATGATGGTAAATGCTTTTCGTTTCATAATATCTCTCCGATCTTTATATGTGAAAAAGCCGTGCGGACGGCATTAGACTGATTAAGGAGTGCCCGCACGGCCCACATGAAATAGTATTGACTTTTTAAAAGACCCCCGCGGGGCAGAAGGAGGAACCCGGCGGTGAACCGGGCAGGGCTGTATCCCGCGGGGGCAGAAGGAGCAATCCTTTACTGCATATACCATCCTATCCAAACAGCTTAGCGACAATCAGATTAAGGCATTCTTCTTTTAACGCCTCTAAATCTGAGGTATCGCCATCTGTCCATTCAATTAATAAACCAATTTTTTGATACACAATAAACAATTCTGAGATCGTCATGGAGTCGTCGAATTGGATTTCGTCCATGGTTGGAAGCACGGGCGGCGTGGGCGGCGTGGGCGGCTCAACATGGATTCGCATGTTGGGATAAGCCGCATTCAAGGCTTGCCAATCCAGATAGTTAACAATGCCGTCCTCGTTAAGATCACACGTTGCATCATCCGTCAACCATACTTCACTCATCATCATTACAAACGCCAGTCCGTCCGGTACGAATTCAACTTGAATCGTATCATCGCTGGCATTCATTGGAATGATCGGCACGATTATAACCCGTTCCGGGATCATTATACTTTCAAAATTCGGTGCTTGCGTATTCAATCGACTATCAAAGTTAAATAAATCAGGGTTCGTCGGATCAAATAATACGTTGGGATCGGGCACAATATTCGGGTCGGCATACAGATTGGGATCAATAAAATCCAACCAGTTATCTTTGACCGTTATCGCATATTGTGACTCATCCCATATATTCGGCTCAGAATCAAACGGAGTAAACCGATCATAGACGGCAACCGATGTTTCCTGTGAGATTTCCAACCGATCATCGACCGGCAAAAACCAGCTTGTCCGGGCCGTGTGTGTATATCCATCGGCACTATTAGCGATCACAGATACATCGGTCAAAATGCCATCGGGCACGGCGTCGGTTGTGACAATTCCCTGTCCGATATAGCCGTCCATCTGCATCGGGCTGGCGGTCTTAAAAATATACGAGTAAAAATAGGGGCTCGCATGTTTTAAGTACATATCAGCACTTTGGAGATTGATCGGCATTACTTTACTCACGTCGTGCGAGTAACCTTGTCCCCGATACCCCGATTGAATTGCCAAATCAACTGAAACAACGTCGATCCCCGATGTTGGGGGATTGACGGTTGTTTCGCTTGCGGCGGCAATTTCGCTTGATGTAAAATTGCCGTTTATTAACGCCGCTTCGGGCACGGCGAAAGCCGGGCCTGTTGTTCCGGCAGGAACAATCGCAACCCCGGCCGGTGCAATTACTTGTCCGTCCGTTCCGCTAATCGAAGCTAATTCTTGGAAGTAATTATCCTGACCTACCAATGATGCGTAAGCAAAGGATGGTTTTCGTGTCCCAGCGGTCGCTTCTAAGGCGTGAATATCCAAATATTGCCAGACCCTATACCCCACTATTTCCCGTTGATCTCGATGGGCATTTACCATGCAATAGCCCCCGGCACCTGTGACGCCCGTGCAATCAATATCTTCTTCACCGGGTGCGGCAACCCCTTCAAAATCGACGCCGCCGTTAACGGTAATCACGTAGGCCGGTTCACTCACAGAGTAGGGCATTGCAAGCCCTTCGGTTGCAATCACATTGCCTTGTATATCCGCGTAACAAAAAGCCCCGGCATTCGTCCCATTCGTCCAGCCATAAATATAAAGGGCGTCTTCCGGGTGACGATCCCCGTTCGGCCCACACCCCGCCAGTTGTGCCACAATGGCACAAACAAAAATGGCGGTCAACCATGCTACTGTTTGCTTTTTCATCATTGACCTCTCTTTCGTTTTCATGTTACCATTTTGTTTTTGTTTGAAAAAACCCGCGGGATTAACAAAACGACCACCCGCGGGATCGGGTGCAAAATCTAAGTTGTCAATCAGCTTGCTTACACACACTTCACACCTCTATAGTTTCTAAATCTTTTCGCACGTTTGGCGCCAATGGAAAATCTAAAATGCGTGCGGCCCGATTTAGTTTACCGGATAAATTGCATTTTCGATACAACTGAAAATAATCATAGTCGATCAATTGTTTCAAACTAATTTTCTTATTTGTGACTCCTTTAATGATCCCGGCTTTTTCAACTCGCTTAAAATCAATCGCAAAAATAAGACCCGCTAAAATATACGGATTGCCTTGTAAACGAATCAAAATATCCTGTAAAAAATTGGAGATCATTAAGCCGCGTTCTTCTAAGCGGCTGGCATGGCACGTTAAATACGTCGGGATGATGGATCGACAAATTTGCGGGCGTGTCGGGTATGTTCGACACCGTGAATTTTCATCCAAAAAAGGACAGTGGCTTTTGTCGTCTGTGATAATTACCCATGGCGACTTTTTCAATAAATGATTTTGTTTTTCAGGAATATCTTGCCACGGTGTTGCATAGTTTAATAAATTGGGTTCACGAATTGCATCTTGTTCTTGAATTTCAATTGAGTAACCGCGGCAACAAGCCCCGCATTTCACACAAGGCCGCTCTTGTAACGCAAGCATCAATTCATTCCGTGTAAGTTTAAATCGCTTGAAATCCATTTACGTCCTCTTAAACAATTGTTCCCTATCATCATCAATAATAAGAGTATTCTTAAAATCAAGCAATAAAAAAAGCAAAAAAAACGTAAAATTCACGCTTAATCTGCTTTTTTTGTGCCAAAAATCGGGTTTTTTTAAGTATTTAAAATCAATAATCGAGCCCTAAAATGTTCCGGATTAGGTAACAAACCGACAATCCGGACGATTCACTAATCGTTTTCAGCCGGGCCAAAACCGGATCGGGAATATTGAATTGTACTCGATTCATTTTTTCTTCGACGACGTTTTCAGGTGGATTGTAACCGGCGAACAAAGCTTTCATTATCTGGTTGGCAATGATCGACGTGGATCGTCCACGGGTACGTCGGCCCAACAATTTCTTTTCGTCTTTTTCTTTTAATAAAAGTTGTACCGTTGCCATAATTACTCCTTAGTTACCTCTTGAACATCATCGGCCATAACCGCCAACCCGTAATAAGTGGCGTCATGGTGTTCGATTGAATAGGGTTCAAATACTGACGGAGAAATATAAAACCCCGTCCAGCATTTTTCATTTTTTTCAACTTTTGTCCCAGCCGGGACGGCAAAAGGAATGCCGCCCCGTGTTTTGAATTTCAATTCTCTTTTGGTCGTAAACATTTTTTACCCCTTTTCTTAAATGTTAGTTGTTTTTCAGCAATACTAAACCATGGTGTATCGGTTGGTGAAATGAAATAAGTCGGCCCGTTTCTTTCGTCCAGTCCGATGATCGTTTTAATACCCCAATACACGCCGTTTGAATTTGTGTAATGAACTTGATCGCCCACTTTGTACTTGTAAATGATCGGCTGTTTTGTTTCCATCATTCATCCCCGCAGATAATTTTCTTTTAGTTTTGAATTTTCATTTCGTACACGCACAAGGTCGATATAAATGTTCCGGCGTCCACAAAAAACAACAAGACACGGGCGTTTTTATAGTGCCCCTCAATCCCATACAATCCATAAGGGGCAAGATCATGCGTAGCGTAAGAAACACGTTTAACCTTTGGGATTTTGTGTTCTTTAATTGCCGCTTCAATCCCTAACCCCGGCATCATTGGCAAGTCAAGACCGGCTCCAATTTCTACCCATTCCGCCCGGTCAACAATCGCTTTGATACGGGCCTTGTCGGCTGGTGTTTTCCCCTGAAATTCTTTAGAGCAATTGAACCAGTCAAAACGATACCCTTCTTCTATTAAATCAGTCGTTTTCATCATACCCCCTATTTCGTAAGTTTTAAGGCGATACTTGCCATTTTGGGCCATTCGCACGCCGCGAATTTGGCCTTGTTTACGTCATTCAACGCATCATACACTTGCAACACAATCGACGCCGTGAATAAATCCGCCATGCAGTTGTCGATTTTGGCGTATTGCTTGTCCGCTACCACTTGACGGATCGCCGCAATGCGATCTTGCCCGTTGGCGGCGACGGTTTCGACCGTTCCGCCCTGTCTGATTCGCTTGTAAGTCTTTTTCATGCTTCACCCTTCTTTCATTTCTGGTTTTTGAGTTGCCATTCTATATACTCACACAAACAACAAACATTATTTCCTTTTTCTTTGGATTTATTTTTTTTGTGAAACGCAAGATATTCGGGGTAAAATTCTATTATTTCAGCAATGGTTTTCGGCTTTGGTTTTGTTGAACAATCAAAGCCAAAATATAAATTTCTTATACCTTTTGGGTGTTTTTTGTGCCATTTCATAGCCTGTTTATAACTCATATTTCACCCTTCTTTCGTTAAATTTTAGGATATTGCAATATAGAAACGATCAATTCTGCCGCCCTATCTCCGTATTTTTCTTTAATTGTATCGGCCATGCACTTATCACCGGACAAAATAACCTGTTTATCAAAAGCCACAATATCAAAGCCGATAATTAGATGGATACCTGACATAAACAAGGTCAACCGAACGCCAAAAATCGCCTGAAATTCCGCTCCGTGTTTTGTAATACATTCTTTACAAGACCCGGCTAAATCGTGCATTGACAATCCGTCATCTTTAATATGTTCCATTTCGACACCTTCAAAAAGATTTTCCATGTTTCACCCCTTAATTAATTGTTTGAAAATATTTAATAGGACGCCGAACAATATCGGCGTCCCGTTAAAGACTTTCATTTATTCCGCAACGTTTCCCAACCTTGTTGCATCAATCTTCGAACATGGCTCCAGATTTTTTCGCAATCCAAATATCCCTCTAATGTTTTCATACCGTGATAAAATTCAACTTCTAACAATCCCGGCCCGATAGAGTAGTATTTATTATTCGGCCCCCAAATAATCCGCTGGCCTTCTTCTAATACATACACGCGATAATCATATGTTTTTTGATCGCCGATTTGGATTTGCGGGGGATCATCAAACGTTAAAACCGCTTTCAATCCTTCACGTAATTTTTTTGCCATTTTTTACCCCTTAAAAATAGTTTTCAAAAGTATTTAATAAGCGGCCGAAATAATCCGGCCGCTCGTTAAAGACTCTTAAACTTGTACAAGAATCTGATTCGCAAAATCGCCCGTTCTGTCTGCATAGGCTTGCCAGATTTTTGCCGCCATAATGTCCTTGCCAGCGAATAATTCCGCCTTTTCATTGGCAATGGTCTGCATTAAAAGCAATGCCCCCACAAAAGACTTTTCACAAATTATTTGCCGCATCATTTTTTCAAAATCATCCATTTTTTACCCCTTAAAAAAAAGTTAGTATTTAATAGGACGCCGGATTTTCCCGGCGTCCCGTTAAAGACTACCCAACGGCCGAAACCAATTCCAAAGCTTTCACTTTGCGGGTTTCACCCGTCCCGAAATACGCTGAAACATAACGTTTTTCGGCATCGGTGCGGTTGCTGTAGTGGTCAACATATTCGGCAACCGCGTTATACCATGCCGCCCCGGTATTCAAGATTTCTGTATTATCTCGAATACCCCGGCCGCGTTCGGAAAGTCTCATAATCTCAGTGAATTGATTTTCTTTCCGGGTGCTGGCTTTTTCACCTTCTTTCATGTCAAGCAATCGTTTCGTCAACATAGCTCTGATTTCACGGGTTAAGTGAATATCGAAAAGCCGGTTATACGTCTCGAAAGCCTGAACGAAATACTTTTCAGTCTTTTCAAGCGACAATAAAACGTCGTCATACCGTGTTTTCCAATTGGTGGTATGACGAACGCGAAAACTCGAATTTGTTTTCGCAAGCCCTAACATACCGTTAGAGCAAACCTGCCGCATAATCACCGACTTGATGAAAGTTGACCACGAACCATCGTGTGACCCGCCGACAATTACTTGTCGCTGAAACTTTTCGCCGTGAATTTCACGCAAGCCGCCAATATCAAACGTTAAACTGTAACGGCGGCCGCCGTCAATTGCCCGGCCATTTCGATAAGTCATATACCCTTCTTTCGCCGCCATTAAAAAAGGCTGTAATACGTCGGCGGTTTGGGCAGGCTCGTAAGTATGACTTACATCACCGATTTCGGCCCCGGTATCCGTCCTGAAAATGCCGCTTGACATGCGGGATTCTTTGTACTCGAAACCGTCCCTTGTGAATGTTTGCACAAAATGGGGACGTTTTTCAACTTCAAAGTCAAGACCTGATACTGTCAAAATGTTGCTACTTTCGCTTGTTCTGTTTTGTAACATGGTTTTCACCCCTTAAAAAAAGTTATTTAGTTTTCAAAGTGCCTTGCATTAATCATTATCAACTGTAGTAAAGTATACACTATAATAATCAATAGTCAAGCTACTACGGAATAATAATCCGGAATAATTGCGTTTGATTTAATAAATATGACAGGTTATAGTGATTGTATGGATAATAACGATTTTAATAATGTTCTAAAAGCTTCTAAATTAAACGAAAAAAAGTACAAGTTTTTCGAGAATCTTGTAAAATCAGATTCGCCAACACAAGGGGATATTCTAAGTAGTTACCATGCCGCAGGTTATAAAAAGAACGATACTTCGAAATATTATGCCTATCATATATACAACAGTGCAAGCTTTCAAAGGGTTTTGCAGGCATACCGGCGGCAAGAGCTGGAAAAGAGCAAAAATAGAGAATTTACAATACTTGAACGAACTACAGAAGACCTTAACTTCATTATCGATAAGTCAAGGCGTGGTGGTGACTTATCGACGATGCGTCAAGCGGTTATGGATAGGGCAAAGCTTCACGGCTTGTTAGTTGACAGGCATCAAGTCATCGATTCGACTACAGATAACGCCATAAATGCCGCTATGCGGCTCGAAGCGGCTCGGTTGGCCGAACACCAGATGTTAGCAGAAGGGGCGGATGATGTGATCGAAGGGGAAGTGATACCACAAGATATAGTGTCGGATAATTCGGACGTGATCGAATTGCCGGATGATGATGATATAAATCTTTACGGTACATAGACTTACAAGATTAACGTCCTATAATTAATTACTATGTTACATTCGTTTTATCGGACGTTTTTTTTGTTATCGGACACCCCATAACCCCCCAACCCGCCCCCGGTTGAAATAATCACTCCTTCTGCTTCCATCAAAATCAATTTTCGGACAAAAGATCATTTAGGTCTTCTATTGGTGTAGGGCTACTGGAATCATACAATCCCTGTTTGGTTGATTCTAATGCGATGGCGGCTCCGACCAGAAATTTCATTTCATAGTGCCCAACGTGATCATCTGACTGAATGCTGTTCTTTTTGAGATATTCGATCACAACATGAGTGAGGGCTTTGGTTAATTCCTGAACGTCACGGGCTTCTTGTTCTGTCATATTTAACATAAGTTGTTTTTCTTTCCGGGCTTAACAAAACATTTTTTGTATTTCTAATAATCAACTTACAAATTGTTTAGTGGGACAGGTTTATTGAATACTCTGGCAAGGTTTTTGTGTCCGTCTAATTTAGGCGTGTTGTTGGGAAACCGAAGTCGTAAAATACACCTTCTTCCGGTAGAAATGCTGAACCGTTCGGCTTCCCGCAGGCTTTCCCACGCTCTAACAGGGGGCACAATAAATCCCGTTTTTTTATATCTTTGAAGTTTTTTATAACTGCAAACGTGCCATACAATCATGGGGTTTCCTTTTTTTTAACAAAGCATTTTTTGTATTTTTCCAACAACAGGCTCCGGGCCTGTTGAAGTTTTTCGACCTGTTGGGGTGTCAGGCTTGATTTAAAAGTGGTTTTTCCACTATCATTATCTTGCTGTTTTTGCATAAATCGCCTTTTAAACATTGCTAATACCTGTTTATACTTGTGAATTGCAAAAAAAGCAAAATTAATGCTTTATTTTTTTGAATGAAGTTATAAATTGCAGGAAGTTTCAATAACAAGTGAAAAATGCCGGTGTAAAGATCTTTGACAAAGCCTCATCTAAAGGGTGTTGTTTGGGTAACAGAGCAACATGAGGCGGCCACTGGATGCTTGAAAGGTCTGATTGCCAAATCGGTCGTACATAGGGGTTATGATATAAAAGCCTTTTTCCCTACTTGTTTAATGCTGGGGTATGTTATCCAGATAAAACTTTGGTGTGTCTTCATTTCAAACTTCTCCCCAAAATAAAACCGGCCCCTGTAAGACCGGAGGTAGAACAGGGGCCAGCGTGCCAGCCACGGAGCGTATTAGAGGTTGTTCTATTGGGGATAGAACAGTTTATTTCTCCATGCCTGTATCCGCGGGGAAGTGGGAGCTTAGATCACCGCACCCGCGAGTACGGATAATGTATCTTTATTGCGTTAACTTGTCAAACCTTAATTTATCAATTTTTATTTGTTTTTATCGAGCATATTTTTTGCATTTTTTGCAATTTCTCTTTATGATAGGGCGTCAAGTGAACAAGGTTGCATTTTTTTAGGAGTCATAAAATGCCCGGTATTCTTCATTATGCCAGATTGTTAACAGTTGGCCCGAAAAATCCCATTCCCAAAAAAAAGCGGCAATTGATCGAGAATGCGGATCGTGAAATTACGCGATTAGAGAAAACAAAGACGGCCCGGACAAAAGCGATTGAGTCGGCAACCGGGGTGGCCAGTGATGTTGAAAAGAAGAAAAAGGCCGTTGCCCGCCGGGCTCGTCAAAGTTTACTGGCAATGCGGGGAAAGAAATAGTTTGGATCAATGACAGAACCCACCGAACAAGATATTGAGAAGGTTGAAGTCATGTGTGCTTCACACGCCGCTTATTGGGCAAAGGTGAAGCAGATTCGATTATCTAACGGGCAACTGTTTGAAACCGAAGGGCGTGAGTATCAGGTTGCGTTTATGCACGATGATGCCCCCGAAAAATGTTATATGAAGGCAACCGGGTGCGGGGTTTCCGATGCAGAGATTTTAGAGTGCCTTCATGGGATGATCCATGGACGCTATAAGCAGGGTGTTTTATATGGCTTTCCCAATGACGGTGACATGATGGATTACAGTAAAACCCGCTGGAATCCGTTAATCCAGTTCAACCGTTCGCAAATCGGCCAGTATATGACAATCGGCACGAAAAAAACAGATGCGGCCGATGTCAAGCGGATTCGCAACGCTAATTTATATCTACGGGGTCTACGCATGATGCCAACGGCTGACGGTGAAAGCCGTCAGTCGGTGGCCGCTACGGGGATTCATGTAGACAAGGCCGTGCTGGATGAAGTGGATCAAATGGAAGAAGAAATTATCGGCAAGGTTCGCGGCCGCTTATCGAATGCCCGGATTGATGGCATTCGGGGTAAGTCGCAGATTGTATATATCGGCAATCCGTCCGATGAAGATCGTGGAATCGATTCGTTATGGCAACAATCTGATCAGCGGTACTGGTTTCGTAAATGTGATTGTGGGGGATGGACGTGTGCAGAGATTGAATTCTTTGAAGACCCGGAAAAGTGTGTCGGACTATACCCCGATAAACTGGCCCGCCTTGATAATCACTTGCCTACCGGTTACATCCGATGTGTCAAGTGTGGTAAGCCAGTTGGACAACGACGCGGTAAATGGATTGCTACAAAACCAGAAAATCGCCGTCGGCATGGATTTAATTGGAGTTACTTAACGAGTGAGAATCAAGACCCGGCCCACGTCTTGCATTGTTTTCGATACCCCCCGGAAAACAATGTAGGAGATGTGATTCGCCTCATGTTGGGCCGGGCCTATTCTTCGGCCGATGAGAAATTGCGGAAAGAAGCGGTTTATTCCTGTTGTTCAAATGATGGAATGCCGGACAGTCACAACGGCCCGTGTGCCATGGGGGCCGACAATGACGACGGTAAACATATTGTGATTGGTATTCGAACCGGACAGGATCGTTTCAAAGTTATTCGTGTTTTTGTTTTGGATGATGTAAATCAAAATCGATTTGGCCAAATGTTAGATTTGATTCAGCGATACCGCGTAAAATCGTGTGTTACTGATTTAAGGCCGAATGCCGACGCGGCCCGTGAATTTCAAAAGGCCGCCGTTCGTTATGGGTGCCGGGTGTATTTGTGTGAATATACCGAATCCCCGTTACAGGATTTTAATTTTATTGATCAAACGGGGATCGTAAAAGTTTACCGGACGGGAATTTTTGACACAACACATCGCGTGATTGTGAATAATCAAATTGTGCTTCCACGTCGAAGTCGATTGATTGATGATTTTGCCCAGCAGTGTTGTAATTGTGTGAAGCATAAAGAAATTGACAAACGCAAACGGATTGTCGTTTATCGATACAAAAAAACCGGCAATGGCAATGATCACTTTCGAAATGCGTTAAACTATTTTTTGGTTGCATCGATGAAAATCGGACGTTCAAAGGATACCCGCTTTGATGTGCCGACACGCGATTGCATTATGGATTATACAGGAGTTTATTAATGGCGACAAACCCCCGCGGAAGAAAATCGAAGTCACCGGATAAACGACCGGCCAAAAATCGTTATTGGACAAAGCGAACATTGGAAAAACACAAAGTCCGTCATATTATGAAATCATGCGGACTATCGTATGAGGAATCTTTATGGTTTTGGCGGTCAAGGCGACAAGGCCGTATTCCTGAAACCTATTTTAAGAAAGGTGCGTAACCATGGGAAAACCAAAAGCCCCAACACCGCCGCCGCCCCCGGCCCCGGCTCCCACTGTACAGGATGCCCAACCGGCCGCTGAAGATGCGATTCGAAAACAGCGAAAACAAAGCGGTTATCAGAAAACGATTTTAACGGGTGCATTAACCCCCAATACCGGAAAAAAAACGGTCTTAGGATAATCGAATGGATAATTCAGCAAACGAAATCATACGAGAATGGCAACGGGAAGAAGCTGATAGCGGCGTCACCATGAGTTTGTATCAGCAAGTGGCCGATCATTTTTTCCAACGCGAAAGCAGTATCACCGTGCAACGGACGCCCGGAGAGGATAAATCGTTACCGATTATCGATCCAACCGGACGGCTTGCGTTTCAAAAAATGTGTGCCGGGCTTAGTGCCGTCATGTTTCCATCGGGTCAATATTTTTGTCGGCTGGAAACAGAATCGGCGTCTGATTTTAACGCGGAATCGATTTCCTATCTAAATCGCGTCACTGAGATTTTACACACGGAATTGTTTAAGCCGTCGTGCAATTTCATTTTAGAAGTCAATGAAACAATCATGTCATGGGCCGGGTTCGGGACAGGTAATATTTATTCAGAATGGAATAATGATTTATTGAGCCTTAACTTTAAAGATTGGGACGTATCAAATTTCCGGTTTGGAATCGATGCCCGCGGAATGCCGAACCGATGTTTGATCCACTGGCAATATACAGCCGAACAAGCGGTATCGTTATTCCGCGAAAATGCCGGGCCGCAAGTTATTGAGGCGGCAAATGATCCTAAACGATCACAGGAAAAGTTTTGGTTTATATGGCGAATTCGACCGCGAGCAAATCGTAACCTTGCCTATGATGATCGATTAAACTATCGATACGAAAAAAAATGCGTTAACGAAAAAGAAAGGATCGTTGTTGAAGAAGGAGGCTATAGAGAGTTCCCGTATCATATCTGCCGATGGTTAACGACCAGCGGAGAAAGATGGGGATATGGGCAGGGTGTTTATGGCTTATCGGCGGATAAAGAGCTTCAACAGCAAAAACGATCTTTACAGTTGTGCGGTGATTTAGCAAACAATCCCCCGCGACAAACATTGTACTCGTTTGATGGAACCCCTAAAGTTTATCCGGGGGCGAACAATATTGTAAATGAAATCAATTCGATTCAAGCGTTGGATCGGAATTTACAGGGCAACTTTCCGATCACAAAAGACATTTTGGAAATGACAAAAACCGATTTACGAAATATCTTTTTTGATAAAGTCTTTGCTCCGTTGGATGAGTTAACCGGGGATCGTCGTACCCGTCTTGAAATTGCCGAACGCATTAAATCGGGGTATCGTCAACTGATATTACCGGTGACACGATTTTACAATGAATGCTTAACACCTTTGATTGAAAGAAGTGTGATGTTATTGTTGCGGAATTATCGTATTCCCCAACCGCCGCAACAATTACGCGGATTTAAAGTTGAATACTTAGGACAATTGGCCCTTGCATTGAAAGAGCAACACGCCGATGCGTTACAACGGTTTGCTGAGTTTGCGATGGCCATGGAAACAGCCGTTCCCAACTTTACCGTAGACACGATTAATTTAGATCGTGCCGGGCGAAACATGGCGACAACGTTCGGGGTCAGTGAGTCCGATCTTAATAGCCCCGAAGAACGTGACGCCTTACGAAAGAAACGTCAACAAGATTTAGATCAACAAAAAATGATGATGGCCGCACAGGCCGCCGGTAAGGCGATTAAGGATACATCACAAGCCCCCGAACCCGGTAGCCCGGCCCAACAAGTTTTACAGGGAGTAGCATAATGCCTGCCGCACTTGAACGAAAATTAAAATCGGAATCTAAAAAGCGATTTGGATCAATCACCAGTGCCCGGGCAAGGGCTTATATTTATGGAACCTTGCGTAAAACAGGATGGTGCCCAAATAGAGAAAAAAAATGAGTCAATCAATGACGCCCAAAGAAACCAGCCAGCTTTTTAAAGATGTGTTTTTGTCTAAACGGGGATTGTTGGTACTGGAAAAGATTCAATCTTTTTGCGGAGGGAACGCCCAGCAAGTTTTGGCGTGCCCGGAATCAACCAATCAAACGTTTTTTAATTTAGGTGCAAACGCCGTATATCGGTATATCCAACGTCAAATAAATATGCCGTTTAATGATACAGATGATGATTGTGTAATTGAAATTGAAAACGAAAGTTAAGGAGTAGTTAAATGTCCGAAGAAATTCAAACTGATGCTGGAAATGCTGGTGATGTTGCCGTTGGTCAGATGGATGGTGCAACCGAATCGTATATTAATACGGATGGTACGTTCAAAGATGGCTGGCAAGAAAAATATGTGCCGTCTGAATTCCAACATCTAACACAAATCTATTCGGGAATCAAAACCCCGACTGATATGGCAAAAATGATTGGCAATCAAAATGCAACGATTAGCCGACAGGGGAAAGGGATTTTTCCCCCGGACGAACATTCCAATGAAGTCGAAATTAAAAACTTTTATCGGGCAATCGGTGTTCCGGATACCCCGGACGGTTACAAGATCGATATACCCGAAGAAGTACAACAGTATTATCAAGATGAAGAAATGATGAATCAGGCCCGGACGACTTTTCATCAATTGGGGTTAACCCCAAAGCAATTTGCAGGGATAATCGCTTTCGATGCAGCCCGAATGAAAGAAGCCGATGAGGCCCTTGCGGCCGATCCGATGGCATTTTATGAGCAAGCCCTTGAACGGGCCATGCCGATCATGGCACAGGAGGCCGAAAAACAATTGCGGGTCAAATGGGGTGATGCGTATGATGCCCGCTTGCAATTGGCCAATGCGGCGATTACGGAAAACACGCAAGAGGGTGAAGAAAGAGATCAACTATTGGAAAGAATTGGCAACGATCCGCTTGTGGCCGATTTTATCGCAACGATTCAAAATAAGCATCATACAGAATCAAACGGGATTGATGTTTCTTTAGGCGGCGGTGCCAAATACATGAATATTGATCAGCAAATTCAAGCGATGATGAAAAATCCGAATTATTTGGACGGAAAAACGAACCCGCTTGAACATAAACGATTAATTGAGGAAATAAATCGCTTGTATTCGCAAAAAACAAACGGAAAAATATTAGAATGAAAATTTTAATTGCTTGTGAATTTAGCGGAATTGTTCGTGACGCATTTATTCGAAAAGGGCATGACGCGATTAGTTGTGATCTGCTTCCGAGTGAATCTAATTTTGGGCCACATCACCAGGGTGATATTCGTGGGTTTATTTTGTCAGAAAACTGGGATTTAATGATTGCTCATCCACCATGTACCTATCTCTCAAATTCAGGTGTCTCTTGGCTTTATAAAAAAGACAAAACAAAGAACATGGATAGGTGGCATAAAATGAGGGAGGGGGCAGGATTTTTTAGATTTATTCTGGAAACATGGCATATTCCCAAAATCGCTGTTGAGAATCCCATACCTCACAAATATGCAGTTGAGATAATTGGTAGAAAGTATGACCAGATTTTACAACCGTGGATGTTTGGACATCCTGAATCAAAAGCTACCTGTTTATGGCTGAAAGGGTTGCCGAATTTAGTCGAAACAGATAATGTCAAGGAAACATGGAAGTCTTTGCCAAAAAAAGACGCACAAAGAATGCACTGGACAAGTCCTGGCCCTGATCGATGGAAAACAAGAAGCATAACATATCAAGGCATAGCGGAGGCAATGGCTGATCAATGGGGATAAAATTTTCTTGACAAATTTTAATTAAGCCAATATAACTTTATAAACAATCCAATAAATCACGGGCAAATCCTTGCGAACCCGCGTTGGCAATCTGAAAGTAAGATCGTTGACCGAACGTAAAACGCAGGTTGAACCTGTTATGGGTCTTTGAAGCACTCATAAGGGCAAATCACCGAAAAAAGGTTTTATTAATCGAACACTAAATCTTTTTAAGGGATACTCAAATGAGTCTTCAAATACCCGTTGCTTTTGTAGATCAATTCAAAGCAAACATTCTCATGCTTTCGCAACAGAAACAGTCTGTCTTGCGAAAAACGGTGATGCCGGAATCAATGACAGGTGACACCATGTACATTGAACGGCTGGCGAAAAAAGACCCGCAAAAACGAACCACGCGACACGGGGCAACTCCGATTTCCGACGCCCAGCATGACAGGCGAAAATTGTCGATTGTTGACTATGAAGTCCCGGCCGACTTGATCGACAAACAAGATCGGCTGAAAATGTTGATTGATCCGCAAAGTTCCTATGCACAAAATCAGGTCAGCGGTCTTAACCGTGCAATTGATGATGAAATTATTGCGGCTTTGGGCGGCAATGTTTATACCGGTCACACGGGAAGCACGCTGGTAAATTATTATGCGGTTGGCGAAATGCGATTGATCGCCGGTGACGGTTCAGTTGTAACGGCGGGATCGGCACATAGCGACACAACGGCGACGGGCTTAACTATTCCGAAGCTGTTGACGTGCAAACAACTGCTGGATGATGCAGAAATTGATGAAATGCGGAAACGTTATTTTGTTACGAATCCGTACAATTTGAATCAGTTGTTGAACACGACCGAAGTTAAAAGTGCCGATTACAACACCGTCCGTGCATTGGCACAGGGCCAAATCAACACGTTTATGGGGTTTGAATTCTTGATGTCAACTCGTCTGTTGACCGATGGAACCGAAACAGATTGTCAGCGATGCTATGCGTTTGCTGAAAATTCTATTACGTTTGCTTCTCAGGAAGAACCCAGCGTAAGCGTTAGCATTCGGCATGATCTCAGTGATTGTGTACAGGTTTACACAACCATGTCTTGCGGGGCGGTTCGTAATGAAGGCCCGGCTGTTGTTGAGATCAATCTAAAGGCCAGTGCATAAGCAAAAATAATCTCATTCAGGAGAATTTAAAATGAGTACACAACTAACCAAATCTTTTAGCCCGATTGTGTGGCCCGCCGCTCCGCAAGATTACACCGGGGACAACAATCTTGCTTACTACACGGCCGAAACAACTCAGCGGTATGTTTATGGCACCCGGTCGATTACGTGGGATGGCAAAGTGTTCAAATATGCCCATTCGCTTGCAACCCTTTATGCGGGCTATGGTGCTCGAAACGGTGCCAGTGCTGACGTTTCGACATTGATCAATTCTGCCACCCCGGCCGCGATTGCAATCGGGGATCGTAAAACCACGATCACCATTGCCTCAACCGAAGGATACGCCGCTGGCGGTATCGTTGCTGAGGATGAATTGGCCGGGGCTTATATCGTTGTTGGTCATGGTTCTGCAACGACAACGGAGAACCGGACAATCATCGGAAATACCGCCAGTCCGTCAGGCGGCGGAACGATCACGGTTTATGTGGACTATCCGTTTGCTGTTGCCCACGACGCGAGTGTCGCTTGTGAATTGCCATTGAATCCCTACCGGTATTTGATCAAAGATTCGGAGGTTGCTTCCGTAATGGGCGTGCCCAATATTGCAACCACGACGGGATATAATATCTGGATTCAAACATGGGGGCCGTGCTGGTGTGTTCCGGGCGGGGCCGATTCAACCCCCGGTGATTCAGCAAATGATCGCATGGTTTCTTTTGTTGGGGACGGATCGGTAAATGGTAATACGTCTCTTACAATCGAAAACGGGTATCAACCGGCCGGATTCATTATTGATGCAACCGAAGTTGGCACCGGATGTATGCCTTTAGTGATGCTCCAAATTTCTGTTTAAGTGTATGGAAATTGTACCAGAAAATGTTACCGATAAGGATTTACGCGAAGAAGTTATAAAGCGGAACGCCAAAGCGGGCTATACAACCCGTTTTGGTGAACCGCCTTATGCAACAAAAACCATGGCCCGCGGGTTTGGCGTTTCAAAGTTGAACCTATGGCCACGGGATAAGCGTGGAAACTTAATTGAATAATAGGAGATAAATTATGGCCGCCGCAACTGCCGATCAAACTTTGTATGGTTTTATTTATTGGCTGAAACGCAATCCATTTAAATCGCCTGAGGCCGGTTTCACGTTTGATGATCTCGACGAAATGGTCAAGCAATATTGTGCCGTCAATGCAAGTGACGCGACATTATCGTCGTCCGATCCTTTGTCGTATGGGGCAACACAAGATTATCCAAAAAAAGGATCGACGACACGCTATGCCGCAGATGGATCGGGTGTTTCTTGCACAACGCCGTCCGATGCAATTTGCAATCAGTCTCTTTATCCCGATCAACATTTAACATAGGAGTTTTATTATGGCGATTGTTTCCAATACATTTAGTATTGTATCAGTCCCGGACGACGGTGTGCTGTTTTATAAATCGTTACAATCCGAAGACGTAACGGGTGCCGAAACAATGGTTGCCGCGGTTTCTGGAAAAACTCATTACATTACTCACTTGTTGATTCGAACCGACGCGGCAATGGATATTAGCATCGGTTCAGGTGCGGCCGCTGGATCATTAACAACGATTCATATTGGGCCAGTTCCCTTGAACGCGGCTTGTGGGATTTTTGTCTGGAAAGCCCCCGAAGGATTTGGTCTTCAATGTACAAATGGATCGTTGGTTGCCATTGATTCAACAGCGGCCGGAACAATTTGGATTGAGGCGCGTGGTAAGACATGTGCAAAATAACCTTTCCTCCTTAACAGCCGGGCGGCATGAGTGATGCCATGCCCCCGGTTTTTTTATAAAGGGTTTCGTTATGGCATTTACAACGACTTCGGAAATCACCTATATTAATCAAATTCTGGATCGCATTTCAGCCGGACAAATCACATTGGCCGATCAAACAAGTCAAGAGGCAAAGGTGTCATTTCGTCATTGGATACCAACATTAAACGCCTTGATACGATCTTACGAATGGCCTTTTTTAACAGATCGAGCAACGTTAGTTCAAGTTCAAACGCTTACCTTGGATGATTCACCCGCACCCGCTTCATTTTCTGTTGGAGCAACATTAACGGGAGGAACCAGCGGAACCACAGCAACCGTTTTGTCGGTCACTTCGGATACAGTTTATGTTATTGCCTATTTGTCGGGTGATTTTACAGACGGTGAAGTTATTTCAGACGGCACCAATAGTTTAGATTGTGCAACAGGGTATCCAACGGTTGCAGTGACAACGCCGACGTATGAATGGACGTATCAATATGAATTACCAACCAATTTTTTACGGTTAATTGATGTTTATGAAGACGATGGAACCGATGCCCGCGATGATCGATGGACAAGGGAAGGGAATCGAATTTTAACAAATTATACAACGTGCAATATTCGTTTTGTTAAAACCGTGACCGATCCGTCTGATTTCGACCCGCTGTTTGCCGAATTGTTATTGTTAAGAATGGCATGGAAATTAATTCCGCCATTGGCCGGGACGATGGCAAAAGTAGACAGGGACGAAATTTGGAGGGATTTACAAGCAACCGAAGCCCGTGCCCGGTCGGTAAGTTCTCAGGAAAACAATCAAACGGGCCGGATGGATTGGAATTTAGCACGGTACGGAGCCTAATGAATGGCCAACGAAATCAAATTAGGTTATTATACCGGACAGACATTGACTTATGCAGTTTATAATCCGGACGGAACCGAAGTTACCGCACCCGGAACGTCTTTACCGGAAATTGGGGCCACTGGTTATTACACTGCTACCAATGCCGATATTGGTGCCGGGGATATTTGTATCGTGTCCGATTCAAATGGTGTTTTATTTCAAGCCGAATATTTGCCGGACGTTACATCGTCGGCAGTTGAAAGCAAAGTTGATATTATTGATACGAATGTAGATACTTTGATTGTAGCACAACAAACAGTGAAAAATGATTTTCCGGCAAAAACGCCGATAAATTTACAGCCGCGGATAATTAATTTATGAGTATAAACGAATCAATTTTAAGCTTTAATGCCGGTGAATTATCACCTAAAGTAGATACCCGCATTGATATTGAAAAATACCGGGCCGGGTGTCGTCGTTTGGAAAACATGATCCCTACGAAATATGGCGGAGCCGAAAAGAGGCCGGGGCTTAAATATATTGACTCGTCTTACGGTGCCGCAACAACAGTTCGGATGATCCCTTTTGTTTATAGTGCATCGGTTGTTTACAAGATTGAAATGGGAAATTTGTATTTTAGGATATATTACGGAAATTCTGTTTTACTGGATGAAAGCAGTAATGAAGTTGTTATTGACACACCTTATGTAACAGCCGATTTATTTCGAATTCAATACAAACAAATCGGTGATGTATTGTGGCTGGTTCATCCTAATTATGCACCCCGTAAATTGAAACGAACGGACGCCTACACGTTTGTATTAGAAAAAATTGATTTTCGCAATGGGCCGTTTCTTACTCGCAATGATTTGCTTGATCCCGAAGCAACGAATTTGACAACTTTATCATGTACCGTAACGAAAAAAGGACAGTATGGATCATTGATTGCTTCGACCCCAATATTTCTATCAGAACATGCGGGGGCTCTTTTTAAATTATCTCATGCTCGAACGGTCAAAAGGAAAACGTTAACAGGGACAGGGGGGACTGTTTATACGTCAACATTCCATGGGAAGGGGACATATAATCTTTTAACTCGCGGGACATGGACGGGGACATTAGTTTGGCAACGACGCGAAAATAATGGCGATTGGGAAGAATTATTTTCTTACAAATCAGATTCAAACGCATATCAAAATGTGACTAAATCGTATGAAGAAGAAGCCGACACAAATGAACATCGGCTCTACACGACAAATTGCAGTGCGGGGCTTTATGCTGATTTTTCAATTGATGAACCGTTAGAATCTGGCATTGTCAAAATTATTGGTATTGGGGATTCTTATAATGCAACGGTTGAAGTCTATTCAAAATTGGCGTCTACTTCGACAACGCAAAAATGGTATGAAGGGGCGTGGTCTGCTGTTCGGGGTTATCCGGCGGCTATTACCTTCTTTGAAAATCGATGTGTTTATGCCGGGGCTTCATCGGGAAGTGCCGACGATTCAACACAAATTAATGATTATCCGAATTTATTAAATTTGACGTTTTAATATGGCAACATATACGATTACAAATTACACCGAACTACAGGCAATGAGCAGTCATCTTGCGGATGATTGTGTATTAGCCAATGATATTGATTGTTCTGCTTCGAGAACATCGAATGCACGACCCGGCTATACAGGTGAATATTATGGATTTCAACCGATAGGGACGGGAGGATCGCCATTTACGGGAAGTTTTGACGGTGCGGGATTTACGCTTAGTAATTTATATATCAATCGCGGACAAGGTGACGGCGTTGCCGGTGAATCTTACGGTGGATTATTTGGGGCTATAAGTGCCCCGGACAAAGAATTTAAAGATGTTACAATGATTGATTGTGATATTTCTTCACGATCAATTATTGGATTGTTTGCCGGGAATATTGCCGGAACGTCTGGCAATGAAGCGGTTGTTTCCGGGGTCAATGTTTCAGGAACATTAACGTTGCCTACTGGAAATTCTGGCAACGATGGTGGATTGGTGGGATGGTCTACGTCTGCAACCTATACTAACTGTTCATCGTCTGTTACTATTTCTATTACGAAACCTGTTTTTTCGGGTGGCTATGGTGGATTTTGTGGGTTATCAGCTAATAGCGATTTTACAAATTGCTCGTCTGGGGGAACGATTACCACAACCGGGACGGGGCTCGGTAACGGAGGAATTGGAGGATTTTGTGGAATTGCTTCTTCTACGGCTTCTCACTTTACAAGTTGTAAAAGCTCTGTTTCGATTGCCAATAATGCGGTTACGTCTGGAAGTGGAGCCTCAAATTGTGGAGGCTTTATCGGTTCAAATTTAACTGCTTCATTTACTTATTGTTATGCAACAGGGGCGATTATATCAAGTGATACTTACAATACAAGATGTGGCGGCTTTGCGGGATCGTCAGCGGGAATAACTACCGAATGTATGGCCATTGGAGATGTTAACGCATCGGGGGCAACGACTGGATATGTTGGTGGGCTTTGCGGTATTAATACGGGAACGATTACAAGTTGTTACAGTCGTGGGAATGTCTGCAAAAATGATGATGTATCGGGTACTTATTATGTGGGCGGTCTTGTTGGTCAAAGTGCTGGGAATCGGACTGATTGCTATAGTACCGGCTATGTCAATACTTCAGCAACGAAATACGGAGGTTTTATTGGTGATTATGTTTCCGGGACATTAACGACCTGCTATTGGGATACTGAAACAAGCGGAACGGCGGATGCAGTTGAAGGCAGTGCAAAATCTGGTGTTACAGGTTATACGACCGCGGAAATGAAGCTTGAAGCAACTTATGTAGGCTTTGATTTTGATGCTACGTGGATAATTCCAACTTATATACAACCTGCTATATCACAATCAAATTTGACGGTTTGGCCTTCAAAAACTGGTGACTATGAGGGGTTTGATGATGATGTAAAAGACGACGATGCTTTTATTGTGGTTATTCCTTCAACAAATGAAATCCGATGGATTGAATCAATTGAAGCTCTTTTAATCGGGACAGCGGCGGATGAGTGGAAGCTGGCTTCAAACAAATTAGACACGCCCCTTTCTCCAACGAATTTTGGGGTTAAACGTCAATCAAATTGGGGCAGTGAAAATATACAGCCAATTGCTGTTAATGAAGTCCTTTTGTATGTTGATTTTGTTGGCAGAAAAATTAGGGAAATGACTTATAGCGGTGAAAAGGAAAAGTATGTTTCACCGGATTTGTCGTCGTTAGCAGAACATATCACAGAAACAGGTATTGTATGTATGGCCCACCAGAAAAACCCTGATTCTATTTTGTGGTGTGTTCTTACAGATGGTTCATTAATTGGTATGGTTTATGATAGAGAGCAAAATGTTGTTGCATGGTTTGACTGTCCAGTTGACGGCACCGTGCAATCGGTTTGTGTTGTACCGGGCTCCAATGAGGATGAAATATGGATTTCAGTTAAACGAACAATTAACGGTTCAGATTATGTCTATATTGAAAAAATGGAAACCCGAATTCCGCAAGCAATTGAAGATTCATATTTTGCCGATAGTTTTATTATTGACACAGGAACGTCTACAACGATTTCGGGATTAGATCATTTAGAAGGCGAAACCGTTGTTGCTCTTGTTGACGGCGTTTATGATGGTACTTTCACAGTCGCTTCCGGAGCAATTACGATTAACACAACACCGGTATCACAAACCATCGTCGGTTTGCCTTTTACGGCCTTATTGCAACCGATGAGAATAGTAGCTAACAGTCAAAGCGGTTCGTCCATGGGGGCTATGACACGCATTCACGATTTGAAAATAAGTTTTCTTAATACCAAAGGTGTTCAATACGGTGATAGTACAAGCAATTTGACAACTGTTAATTTTGACGATGAACGATTTGAAAACGCAGATTATATCACCGGTTTGTATAGTGGGGACATACCTGTTACAATGTCCGGCGGCTTTTCAATTGAAAATCCAATTATTATTAGCAGTAGTCAACCGTATCCAATGACAATTAAAGCGATTGTTGCAGGGTTTGAACAAAGCGGGAGATAATATGGAATTTCGACAATCAACCGAAGAAGACTTAAAATTTGTAGAAAAATATAGTCTATACCCGTCAAGCGGGAAAGTTATATCGGATCAAATTGATTTCATTTACACGCTTGATCATGGTGATTATATTTTAGGCGTTGGCGGCTTTCGGTTAATTACAGATTCGACAGCATGGGCATGGATTGATTTAACGGAATATGTTGGAAGTCACCTTGTAATGACGTTGCGAGTGATCAAGGAATATATGGAAATATTTTGCAGGGATCATCATATCCGACGATTACAAGCATGGGTTGAACGCGGATTTACAGAGGGCTTACGGACGGTTCGCCATGCTGGTTTTGTGGAAGAATATATGATGCACGATTTTTTAGGCAAAGGCAGGGACGCGATTATGTTTGTTAAATACTTTGATGGAGAATAACTATGGGATTAGCTACGGGTTTATTATTGGCTGGTGTTGGATTACAAGCTTACGGTCAATATCAGGCCGGGGAAGAAGCTAACGCCGTCGCAAAATATAATCAGCAAGTTAAAGAACGTGAAGCACAGGCGGCCGAACAAAGGGCAATAATTCAGTCTCGGAAACAAGCTCAGGAGTCTGCCCGTACCATGAGTCGGCTTCGGGCCGGATTGGGGGCGTCGGGTGCGGTTACAACGGCCGGTGCCCCGTTGGCGATTCTCGGCGAACAGGCAAAACAAAATGAATTGCAAAATTTGGAAATTGGTTATGAAGGAACACAGCAAGCGGCAGGTCTACGCTCAGAGGGCGAAATGATACGACGTGAGGGGAAAACGGCCCGACGTGCATCACGGATAAAAGCGGGTTCTACCTTATTAACTGGATTTGGCGGAGCATTTTTATAATGGCTAAATTTGAAATACAATATGCAAATAATCCTGTCAATGTTCAATCGACGGCGGCGTATGCACGCCCGCAAACAGCCGCTTATGAGGCTATTGCCCAAACAGGACAAGCGATTTTTCAAATTGGGAAAAAGCTTCAACAGCAAAAGGACGAATTGGAATATTCAGAGGGCCAACGTCGAATCGCCGAATATGTAAATTCAGCGACAAACTCTTTAACGGGTGACGAAATTTCGGATAAGCAAATTTGGGAAAAATTACAGCAAGATATTGGCGGCATTGAATATGATAATGCCCGTGTAAATTCTGCATTAGAAGTTTATCGCAACACCAGAATGCCCGCGATCCAACAATCATTAACCGAACGTCATAAAGGATTGTTGCAAAGAAATATTCGAGATCAATTTGAAGCTGAGGGCCAAACGTTGTTGGCAAAAGGTGACTTGATCGGATACCAAACTGTTTTGGATCGTCGGTTTGCCAGTCAGGAAATCAGTCAAGCCGAATATCAATCTCTATCAAAATCAGCATTGTCAGATTCATTAATTGAACAAGCCCGCGATTTGGTTGCCTCAGATAATGGCGCCGATCAAATGTTGGCCAAAAAAATGTTGACCACCATTCCGCAAATGAAAGGAATTGAATTAAAGACGGAACAAAAAGAATATCTCCAAAAACTATTAAGTATTTCAAAGCGGAAAAGTGATCAATTATCCGAAGAATCAAACAAGCAATTAACTGATTTAATGTTAAAAGGTACGTTATCAAACGACGACGTGATGCAACGCCGAAATGAATTGAATGATACAGATTATCAGTCGTGGGCAAAAATTGCATTATCGCCAGTCGATAAACGGGGAAACATTATTGAAGCAACGCAATTGAAAACTTTAGCGATTGATGTTTGGCGTGGTTCATTGTCGCGGACAGAGGCCGAAGCAAAAATCCGTGAATCGCTGGCCAGCCCGAACGGGATCAATGATAAACAATATGCGGCGATCTATGATGACTTAAATCGTGAAGTCAAAGCCTATCAGGCTCAGGATATGAAATCCTATTCGATTGAAGCGACCCGGTTGATTCTCGGAAAAGATTCAAACGTTATGTCGTTTGATTCTTTGGGGAATATGACTATTGATCTGACAAAACTACTCAGCCCGCAAACGGATTTTGAAAAGAAAATGCACTATATTGATTTGTATAATAAAGAAATGTCGGATTATTTATCCGAAAACCCCAAAGCTTCGAAAAAGGAAATTTATGTTAAATCGAAAGAATTGAGGGCGACGTATTTGGCCGCTTCAAAAGGACAAACGACACCAACGCAAAAAGATGTTGTCCGCATTACGTCAGATGAGGATTGGTTGAAACTGGAAACCGGACAGCGATTTGTTGGCCCGGACGGTGTGGAAAGGACTAAATAATGGCACTATGGGAACAATCTACACCGACACAAACGCAAAAAGAAAATATTCCACAGTGGCAATCATCGGCCCCGGTGGAAGCCGACACGGCGTTTGATGAAGAAATTGCCGGGCAGGTCTATGATACTTCGGTTAATAATGATATTCCAATTAATGAAGCGGAAAATTTGTACGCTGTTACAAACGTTCAACAGCCACAGCCGACGAACAATTTAGCAAATCGATTCTTAAAGCAATATTATAATTCAGCGATTGCTAACACGGTCAATACCATTGCTACAAAATCGGAATTTGGCAAGCTTGGAACCGATCTAAATATGATGACTGGATTTCGGGAGGATTTCTTTCGACGGGCCGAAGCAGGCGAACCTGTTACCGAACAAGAAATAATGATTTATGCAACGCCCCGGCGTGTTCTGCAAACGGGGAAAATCGAAATGCAGAATTTGGACGAACGGGCTTTTCGTATATTTTTGAAAAACAAAAACGGGGAATTAAATATTAGGCCCCCTTTAAGTCCAAAAGAAACATTAGATCAATTTTTGATGATTAAAGGGGAAGCCGAACAAAAAAGCTTTCAGCAAACCGATATTTCGGCCAACGTACCAGAGGCAACAAATCTTTCAGAAAAGATCACCGACGCCGCGGCGGGCGTTGCCGGGTTTACTACTCAAATTACCGTAATGAAACAGGCCGCACCGTCAATGCCGGACTGGTTGGTATGGGAAAACGTGAATCTTGCCAACGGCGGCACGCCGGGGGCCGGTGTGGCTATGCAGTTAACATTAGGCGGATTAGGCCGGGCAATCCCCGGAACTGGCTTTACGCCCGCCGTTGCCAGAGGGACGGCCGCCGGTACACTATTTGGAACCGCAACGTATTTGGGGGGTGGTGATACAACTGATATTTTAATCAGTGCTGGAATTCCGTTTGCGTTTGAAGGGATCGGATTAACAAAGCAAACATGGGCGAAATATAAAAATAAAAAAACAATGATTCAGGCCATAAAGGAAAAGGCCCCGAACTTAAAAAATCGTTCGGACGTGGAAGTGGACAAAGCAATTACTGACTTGTTAACAAATGTTGAAATGCAGGAAAAGTTTAAGCCTAAAAAGGCGTTAAACGATGTATCGGCCGAAGTCAAAAATTATATTCAGCAAAAACGATACGATGAATTATTGGCCAAAGCCAACACGGGCGACAAATCCGCTATTCGTGAATTGAATGATTATATTCAAGGTGTGAATATTCCCACGTATGATGAATTATTAGAACGGGGATTTAACGGCGATCAAAACGCCTTTGATTTGATTAGTGCAGGGGAATATAAGGGCGGATCGAATCAACCCGAATCAGTATTTAAAATGCCGAAACAGAAACAAGTCGGGGCAAAATTTAAGGCACCAAAAGAGGCGCCCACAATCAACCGTGAAGCTATACAGCAAAAAGTTTATATGAAAGGATTCGCGGCCCGCTTAACATCAATTCGCAATAACGCAGATAATTTAGTTGCAGGGGCCGGGAAAAAACGAACGCAGATCAAGACGATCAAAACTGAATTGGATTTGATTCAAAAGCATTACGAATCAATTGCCGGGGATATAGCACAATATCGATCTATGCTTCCCGAATTAGCAGAAATACAACGTCTGTTGCCGGATTATGCAAAGGCGGTTAATGAATTTGTTGGTGCCCCAACAAAAGAGGGATTTTCAGCATTAAAAACTGTTGGTGATAAAATTGCAAATTTGAGTACGGCTTACGGTGAACAAATAACAACAGCACAAGCCAAAGAAATTCCTGCTACCGAAGTAAAAACGCCGATTCAAAAGGCCCGTGAACAAATTCAATTTGCCGAAAATGAAGACACCAAACCGGGAACGTTATCACCTGCTGATTTAAAACGATCCCGCGAAAGAGGGTTTATTACCAGTGTCAAAGAAGTATTGCCGGAATTGAAAATTGAAGGTCAATATATTCCGCGTGCAACCGATCCATTAGCTATAAAAGCCCGCAATTTAGTGATGGATAATATCGATATGGCTGAGAAGTTGGCCCGTAGTAGCATAAATGACAAGGCAGTTGCAACCGCCAGTGAGTTAATCAAGCATTACGGACAAAAAGGAGAAACGGCAAAGTCGAAAGTCGAAGCCCAAATGTACTATGATAAGGCCGCGGACGTTGCAAATATGATTGCAGTTAAACTGACCGAAGCAGGTCGAACCGTACAAGCCGCATCAATCTTAGGCCGCATGACGCCAGAAGGGCAAGTCCGTTTTGCGGCCCGTGAAATTCAGCGGTATAATGAAAAAATCGCCAGTAAAAAAGGCGGCTTAGGGGGTCTAAAAAAACAAATCCCCGAATTAACAGCAAAACAAGCAAAATATATATTGGACGAAATGGCGAGAATTGAAAAAATGCCGGAGGGTAAAGAACGTCATATCCAATTCCAAAAGTTGCAAAATTATATCGCCGACTTAACGCCAACATCACTGTATCGAAAAATTGTGACTGTTTGGAAAGCGGGATTATTGACCGGCATTCGAACGCACGGGCTCAATATATTTGCAAATGCGGCCCACTTAGGCACTGAATCAGTTAGCGAAATCCCGGCGTCGATAGTTGATAAGACCGTTTCTTATTTTACGGGCAAACGAACGGTGACGCCAACGATCAAAGGTTTAGGGAAAGGAACGATTGAAGGATTGGGAGAAGGGATCGAATATATTAAATCTGGTTACAGTAAGCGGGACATTGGGTTGAAGCTGGATTACAAAAAGATTTCTTTTGGAAAGGGGAATCTTGCCAGAGCTTTAAATGCTGGAACGGATAGCGTGTTTCGCTTATTAGGTGCCGCCGATCAACCGTTTTATTATGCCGCCAAATTACGGTCTTTATACGAACAAGCCAAAGTATCGGCCATAAATTTAGGGTTGAAGGGGAAAGCGGCAAAAGACCATATTGATAATTTGCTCCGTAATCCTACTGAAAAGATGATCGACTTTGCAACCAAAGACGCCGAAACGGCTGTTTTTATTAATAAGACGAAATTAGGTGATATTGCCAGAGGTATCCAACAATTGCCGGGGGGCGAAATCATTGTCCCGTTTGGCCGCACGCCGTCGGCGATTGCTATGCAAATTGTCAATTACTCTCCGGCTGGGATTGCTAAAACAGTTATTGAAAACATCGGAAAAGGCCGATTCGATCAACGGACATTTTCACAAGGTTTGGGGCGGGGCTTAACCGGTACGGCAGTTTTGGTAATTGGAACGCATCTATACACGCATGGCCTTATTGCGTTGGATCAACCAACAACTGAAAAGGAACGTAAGTTGTGGGAGTTAGAAGGGCGTCGGCCGAATACCGTTAAGATCGGGAATGCGTGGCGGTCAATACAGACCTTTGGCCCCGCGGGAAATCTGTTGATTATTGGCGGCCATTTCCAGCGAGCCTTTGAAGAAGTGGGAAGCCCGACCGAAGCCATGACAGAGGCCTTATCGGGTACGGCAAAATCTTTTACAGAACAAACATTTTTACAAGGCGTCAATATGTTTGTGGACGCCTTATCCGATCCGAAACGTTCGGCTCCGTTTGTGGCCGGTAGCGTGATTTCGTCAATTGTACCGACCATTTTGGCGGACGTGGCGAAAGCCACTGATACACAAGAACGTCGAACTGAAACGATTTCTGAAAAGGTTATGTCCCGTGTACCGGGATTAAGGCAAAAACTGGAACCGTCGATTAATGTGCTGGGGGAAGAACGCCAACCCACCGCTAACCCGGTTGAATTGCTTATTGATCCCACGCGGCCGTCAAAAGATATTTCGACGCCGGTTGTGACTGAATTGCGGCGATTGTGGGATCAGGGTTGGGAAGTATCGCCAAATCTATTGGGCGGTGCAAAGGGTTATGATGTTTTAACCCAGCAAGAAAATACAGAGTTATGGAAACGAGCCGGGACTATCACAAAAGAAGGATTGACGACATTGATCGAAAATCCTTTGTACTCCAATATTCCGGATGATAAAAAGGCGGAGTTAATTACCAAAATTATCAATGAATCGCAAAAAATTGCAAGGACGGAAATGGTTGCTAAACAGTTGACCGGATTAGAGGGTACGGAATTAACCCAGCGGATTTTTGAATTACGCCAATCCGGATTAGCCGATCAAGGCATTATCCCGATTTCGCTAAGTAAGCGGAATCCCCGGAAAGCTCAAAAGGAAATTTCGAAGAAGAAGGCAATGTAATGCAATTTACCGCCATTATACCACAGGATTTACGGATTACAGCCAGTCCTTCATTTAATGGATTGACAATTACGGGAATTACCTCTTTAGAGGCGGGACTGGTTTGTGCCATTGAGACCATATCAGTCGATGCAACACTTACGTTATCACATTATACAATTCTTATTAGTGCATCGGGTGTAAACGTAACAGCAACATTGCCGTCATTAGTTGCTACTGGACAAGTTTTTAATTTAAAATGTATCGACAACACTTACACGGCAACGGTTGACGGTAACGGTTATACGATTGATGGAGCGGCAACGGTATCATTGGCATTGCATGAGTCAATAACAATTCAATTTAACGGTACGGAATGGTGGATATTATGACAGAATTACGAAACATTTTTATTTCCGGGGAACAGAACAACGAACGTCATGTTTGGGTGTCACCTGTAAGCTCACTAACAACCAATATTGCGGTTCGGTTAGTGGGTACCAGTTTTGACGGAACGGCTAAAGATGCGAGTTTTTGGACGGAAACCGTTACAAACGGGGGATCAATCACACAGAGCGGGGGAATCGTATTAAGTACCAGCACTGCCGCAAATGGAACGGCGAAATATGAAAGTAATAAAATTGCACGGTTTATCGTTGGGGCGCCCAATCGGTTTTTGGGGTTCGGTGAAATAGGGACTGACGCCGTAGCGGATAATGTCAGACGCTTTGGCCCTTATGATACTAACAACGGTTATTTCTTTCAGTTGAATGGTACGACGTTTGGTATTGGGACGAGAAAGTCAACTTCGGATACAATTGTTAATACGGGAAGTTTTAATGGGCATTACGGGGCGTCCTTTACTCTCGATGTTTCAACACAGTATAAATTTGAAATCGAATATGGGGAATTTGGTGTTTTCTTTTATATAAACGATATTCTGTTGCATAGCATTGGAGGGAATTTAGTAACTTCCCTATCCGTTCCTGTCACAATTGAAAATAATAACACAGGCAGTACAACAGATTCTACGATTCATATTGGCGGGGCGGCTATATTAAGGCAAGGTGAATTAAAATCGAGTCCGTATTCTTATTTTTTCGCCTCTGGCACAACCGCCGGAACACAACTTAAAATAGGGCCTGGCGCCATTCATACTCTTGTTTTTGGTAGTGCGGCAAATAATTCCGTGGTAACATTATCGGACAGTACCAGTGCGGCAACGCCGGTTCTATGGTCTTATCTTGCATCGGGAGCATTGGCTGTTCCTTTATCTGTTGACTTTGGCGGCATGGTTTTTGATAATGGGCTTCGACTAACCGTATCAGCGGGCGACGCTTCATGTACGATTGTTTATGAATAGGAGTCCCATGGAAAATATCAATATGAAAGATTTAACATCGGAAAAATTAGCCTTGTTAATGTCCGATCAATACGAACAGTTGTTTCAATGCCGAAACAACATCTTGTCTATCCATAACGAATTAAAAGCACGTTATGATAAAATAGAGGATACTCCCAATGCCGACACACCAAAGCCATGATGGGCAAGATGCCCTTGCCGAATTGATTGCTTCTAAAGTTGCGGACAAATATTTCGACTATATGAAAGAGTATGTAGCCACGCAAATACAGATGCACTCGTATCAATGTGCCGCCGCAAAATGGGGCTGGTTCAAAAGCTTTTTCTCCGGGATTACCGGGGGTGTTATTGTCGGTGTCATTATATGGATTATCCAAAAAGTTTAAAACCGCTTGATTTGTTGTACAATTCGTTGTACACTTGCCGTCTGAAAGTGGCATATATACGCAACTTTTATAAACTATTGGCAACTATTCCCGATCATCAAAAGGCGTCTGGATCGTATTAAAAAACGGGTTTTAAGTGGGAAAGTGTATTTTTGGCTTAAAAATGGAATTTGGAACGATTCTCAAACTCACATTTCTAATCCGGCGGTCAACGGTTCGATCCCGTTCGGGCGTGATTTTTTATCTCCTTAAATCACAAGAACTTAGGTCACGCCTTGCAAAAAATACAATAAAAATGCGTTGCAATATTTGACTTGTTGTACACTTTGTTGTACACTTTAGAGAAAGTCGTGCCATCGCTAAGGAGAAAAGAACGGTGCCAAAAATAAAGAAATCGATTCAATATCGCGGGAAGTATTTTTATCATACCACTATATTCCCGCTAATGACATGTCTATCACACGACGGATACACTGTTACACTCCGTTGTTTCAAACCCCGGCAATGGGAATTTACTGTTTCACTTGATGGATATTACTCGTCTGGAATCGGAGCAAGTGCCTTCTTTGCCGCTCAGGTTTGTTTCTGGAATTGGAAGCATAAGGGACTGGCCCCGGAAAATGCGGTATTCATTGAAGAAAATAATGACAATGTTTAAGGAGAAAAAACATGATCGGAAAAGGACAGGTCTTTGTACGGGCCAAAACGAAAGAGGGTAAATTTGGCAATGTGGACGTATTGGATTTAGACGATGAAAGCTTTCGTCGTGTTGTCATGTCCATTTTTGCCAATAATGGGCAAATTGTTTATTTGACCATGAACACAGAACAAGCGCCATTAACTCAAAAGAAAGGGTCGTGATCATGGGAAAGGGACACAGGGACAATCATCGGGCACGAAAGAAACGGGGGAGTATTGCTTTCGAGAAAAAGGCCCAGCGGCGTACCCCGGAATCAAAATGTAAGTTGTGCGGGAACAAATGCCGTGCCGAAAAATTAGAATTCGGATTATGTCCGTGTTGTGTAAAAAGCTCTAAAAATTAAAGGAGAATAATTATGTTTTCACGAACGCCAAAAGGTCTTTTGAATGCGTGTATTGTTTGTTTTTTAACGTGGGTTATATCGTTGGTCTGTTACTTGATAGATCGCAATTGGATAACACTTGTTTGCTTATGGCTTAATGTGTCTTATTGCTGGATTATGATGTTTTTATTTTATAGTTGTACAAAACGTCAAAAATTGAATCAAGAAAAGGGGAATGATCATGGCCCGGTTTGAAAACGATGATATTGTTTTAGTCAGAACCGACGACGGAATGGGAGTAACAGAATCTATCATGTTTTCATGGAGTATCAAAAATTTCGGTTTTGGCACAACGACTTTTTACTATGATCAGGGAAACCTTTTTTGCGATAGTGAAACAATGTCAAAAGACGAAATTAAAAAACTGTTATGCCGATTTGTTGATGATGCGGAATTTATTGATTAAGGAGAAATCTAATGGCCCGGAAAAATAAGCCCAATCATGGATCGTTAAATTTAGTACGGGGGCGATATTACTATAAAGTAACCTTGCCCGGAACCAATACCCGAAAGACGTTGCCGCTGGTATCACCCGGCCATACAAAAAGCACAACCGAAAAGCGGCTGGCAATTGCACTGGCAAATCGTATTTGGGATGAAGCCGAACAAAACACGGAGTCAGAATCCGAATCAAATCGGCCTGATTACGATGGCACCTTAACACAGTTGAAGGAATTGTTTGTTACCGATCACAAACGCAAGATTGCCGGTAAACAGGCCGAAAATAAAAAACGGGAAATATATCTGTATACAAAGGCGATTAAAGACTTGATTGAATTCTTGACCGCCAACGCCTTTACTTTGATCACTGCCGATCTGAAACCAAACCGGATTTTATTATGGCGAAACTATTTGAATTTTGAAAAGGGCGTTTGCCGAAATACCATCAATAAGAAGGTGAACGTCATTAAACAGATGATCCGTTATGCGGCGAATTATGAAATAGAATCGGCTGAATTATATTATCAGCTTGCCGCTATTCTGCCTTTAAAGCGGGGTGAAGAAAACAGTGTTGATCACGCCGAAGTTGAACCAGCCGACTGGTTAACGGTTCAAAAGCTGTTTCCGTATTTAGACGAAATGATTGCCGACATGCTTTCGATTGCTCGATACACAGGTGCCCGCCCCGGTGAAATTCGTTTGATGCGAGTCGGGGATATTGATCGAAGTGATCCGGATGGCTGGGTATATCGTCCGCCCCAACACAAAACGATCCGCTTCAATCATGTTCGGGAAATCGTGATCGGTGAAAGAGCCCAACGGATATTAACGAAATATCTGTTGCGTAGCCAAACCGCGTATTGCTTCCCCCCTAAAGACAATCGCCGAAACAATACAAAGGATTACTATAGCACGTCGTCATTCGCCAAACATATCAACCGGGCCGTTAAGCAATACAACATCGATCACCCGAAAGATCAAATCGAATTTCATGCCCACCAGTTACGCCATACATTCGGCACCGAAGTTTGCGAGAAGTACGGTATCGAAACCGCTAAAAATGTGTTGGGCCATGCCACTGTTACCATGACAAAGCGGTACACAAAACAAGCCGTCCAGCGGATGAAATTGATCGATGCAAAGCGGGCCGTTCAAAAATTGGGATAAAAAAGACTTGACAACTGATGGCAACTTATGGCAATATAAAAAGTCGCGGTTTACTTTAATGAAAGGATTTCACAATGGATAATGTGGAAAGCGAAAGAACCGGGCTTATCAATGAGATTCACAAGATGTTATCAGACCTTCCCCTTCAAAAACTTCGGGCTATACCGATTGCTCTTGAATCCGCTGGGATTCATTCGCCAGTTGTTCGCTTAAATTTGCGGCAAATTCGGCATCAACATGCGGCCCATAAACGACGCGGGCCCGCAAAAACCCACTCATGTAACACTGCCGCGGATAAGGTAGAGTCTCAAAAAGAGCCACAATCCGTAGCTCGTCTTGCGTGAAGCCTTGTGCCTGTGGCATATTATTGGAACTCACAGAAAGCCCGGTAATTGACGGGCCAAAGATTTCGACCATCTTTTTTAATCGGGCCGGACGTGGCGTAATTTCACCACGCACATATCGCGTTAACTCAGACGGATGGCAACCAATCATTTTCGCTAAGTCTGTTTTTGTGTAGCCGCTCTGTTCAACTTCCCTTTCCAACGCCTTACTATCAAATAATTTTCTCATATAACCCTTTTCCCTTACATAGTTTAAGTATAAAGTTGCAAAAAAAGCAATTTTTATGCTTGCCAAAATGCACAATTTAATGCAATTATTATATGCAGTTGGCAAGAGTTTGCAACTTATGGCAAATGTTAAGGTTAACCAACTAAACACAATCTTTAACAAGAATACATCATAATAATTTAAATGTCAAGGGTTTTACGATGGCAAACATATTAGACAGATTATTGGCAGAAAATTACACAACCGAACAAGTCGCCAATGCGCTCGGCCGCACGCCTGAACATTGGTGCAGAATTCGTCACCATTACATCGCAAAGTATAAATTAAAAATGGTCAAGATCGGTCGGCGTCATTACTACAATAAAAAAACAGTCGATGCCATGGTGGAAGAACTATTGAAAAACGGCGAAGAAAAAATAACGGCTAAATCGACGGAACAAGTGGCTTGATGAATATTGAAAAAATTAAAAGTTTGATTGCCGAAGCGATTGCAAATCGCACCGATCCACCTATTAAACAGGCCCGTGCCAAATATGTTTTGTGGATCAATACGGTGACACAACAAATCGGGTGCGGGTGGGTACCTATGACACGTTTTCAGACATGGCAGAAACCAATTTATACGTTTATCCGTGATCCCAACGATGGATTTACGGCCGAAGAATGGACGACAATCACCAAACTTTTTGAACCATATTTTAAATAAGGATATTTTTATGGAATGTGTTTGTGGATTTCGATTTGCCGGGCCGGGCGAATTTAGGAACTGTGAAGCCTATATTGACGACGATGGAAATGGTTGTGTAATTTGTCCTGATTGCGGACGACATTATCGCAGTTATTTAAGTAGTGCAGAACCCCAAAAAGAGGATCAATCAAATGAGTGAAAAACTGAATCTTTATGAGTGTGAAGAACTAATCCGATTAATTGAAACCAAAGCCGAAATGAATGACGGGGAATTGTCCGATGATGATTTACAAACCATTGTGCAAACTCGAACATCATCTATCGAACAACTCGGCAAGCTCGTCAATTACATTAAATACTTGGACGGGATTTCATTACTGGCAAAAACTGAAATTGAACGATTGCAGGCCCGAAAGAAAACCGCGGAAAACCGGATTGAAGGGATTAAAAAGTGGCTGTTGCCGTACATACAAGAACACGGGGCCGTCACCGTTGGCGTCCATCGAATATCCTTGCGAAAGTCACAAGGTGTTGTACTGGCGGAGGGTTTCGAAAATCCCGAATATGGCGAATTTATAGAAACGTTTAAGCCGGATAAAAAATTAATAAA